GAGGAAAATCAAAATTTTACCTTTATTGACGGATGCCGCGTCTCTGACTATGTTGGCGATCTGCATTTACAGGGGGTGCTATGAACAAAAGGCCGGCCATTATTGACCGTCTAAAGGCGACCCCGATTTTATCCGTTGAGCAAATAGCGAGATATAGCGGGCCGACAGAAATCCGAATCCAGAACACCAGCCTTGACCCCGACAGATCGCCGGCGCGTTTCGAGCCATTCCAGGATCTGGGGCCGGGGAAAATGCCCTGGTCCGGATATGATTACATCCGGGTCCAGGCGCAGCTGGCGACGGCGGAAGCGACGGCGACGATCAGGTTTCCCACCGGGGCGCTTATTGAAGGGGCGGCCGGATGGTATTTTAGCCTTGAGGTCCGCCGGTTTCGGCCATCACTTCCAAGCTTGGGCGTTTTTATCGGCCGGCGCATGGAATGGCTGCATGGCGAATATTTCGGCCAGCCCGAAGATGGGGACATGCGGATTAAAATCTGGCGGAGGGACGCCCCCCAGGGGGTGGCGATTTTTCGAATTGAGGAGCTGATGATCGGATGGGGGCCAAAATGGACAAAATGGAATGAATAAGAACGCTGAAAACGAGCGGCGGGAAATTGCCAGGCGCCTTTATGCCCTGGAATATAACGACAGTCTGTCGAGATATTTTAGGGTCGGCCACACCGACCCAACCGGGGCCCCCTGTTTAAAATCACGAATTTTGAGGATTCCCCGGGTCATCGGCCTGATGGTTATGGCGGCGATCCGGAGGGTCCGGGGAGTATTGTAAAATGCCAATCGCCGGGATCGCTGTTTCAATGGGGATTGTTTTGATTATTCTGGGCCTGATCATACTTGCAGAGAAGACGATCAGGGATATTCAAAAATGGCGGACCGAAGAGGACCGCCGGCGGGCGGATGCCGGCCGGGAGCCGTTGCCATATCGAGAAATTAGCCCGTTTTTATGGCCGGACGAAGATTTTTTTACATCCTGGAGGGATGAATAAATGCAAATAACTTACAACGACGGACGGAAGGAATCCAGCCGGCACAAGGACCTGGACGAATTATTCGAGCGGGCCCGGGAGGCGGCGGAGGATCCCCAGGTTTCGAAAATTGTCATTCGGCCGCGGATCCCGAAGAAACGCCGGCCGCGGGTCCCCAGGACAAAGGCCTGATCAATGGGGAATAAAGTCGATCGCCATCCCAGTCCATTGGGATATTTGCAGGACGACGTCGCCCGGCTGCTGACGTTGAGCCGGGCTGTTCGACGGGGCGGGGATTGGTTTGATTTGCCGGGCGGGGGCCTGCACTCTACCCCCGCGATCCCGGCCAACATCGAGCCGGAGATTATCAAGGCCATGATTGATTCCATCAGCCCCATGACCGAATCCCGGGTCCGGGAAATAGTCCGGGATGAGTTGCTGGATTTCCGGATCCGGGGGATTCGGGCGGATCCGCTTTTCAGGAAGATTTTAAAAGAGATCGGATGACGTGAAAATCAAACTTTCCCGGCGATTCATCCCGCTATTGAACCGGGCCAGCCGATACCTGCTACTTTACGGCGGCGCCGGATCCGGGAAATCGGAGTTTTGCCTGCGGAAGGTTTTTTTACGCTGCGCGGACGAAGGGGATCATCGATATTTAATCATCCGGAAGGTCCGGAATTCATTAAAGCAGTCCTGCTGGCAGGCATTCATTGAATTTTTCGAAGAGAACGGGATCCCATACAAGCAGAACAAAACCGACTTGACCATAAAGATATCCCCGCCAGGCGTAAAGCCCAGCACTTTAATATTTTGGGGCCTGGACGATCGGCTGAAACTAAAATCAATCAAGCGGATCACGTCCGTCTGGATCGAAGAGGCGACGGAGTTGACGGAGGATGATTTTACCCAGATTGACCTTCGACTGCGGGACGTCGTCCCCGGATATCGGCAGATCCTAATGTCGTTTAATCCGGACGAGGCGGCCGGCGCCTGGATCCGGGATTTGTTTTTCCAGGATTCTATGCCGGCGGATTACAGCGGACCGGGCGTATATCCGGATTCGTATTTACATCATTCGACGTTTCTGGACAACCCGATAAAAGAGATCCGGGAATCATACCGGGCTGTTTTGGACGCCCTGAAAGATCCGACGACCAGGAAAATCTATGCCCTGGGCCAATGGGGCGCGATCAAGGGGCTGTTTTACACCTGGCCGACCGAACCCCTGCCCAGCCTTGACCCAGACTGGTATGATGAAATCGTCAAGGGCGGGGATTGGGGGTTTTCCGTAAACGAAACCGCGGTCGTCAGAGTTTACAGGAAGGGCTTGGTTTTCTGGCTCGAGGAACTGTTATACAAGCCTGGGCTGGGCAACAAAGCCATTGACGAACAGCTGCGGGAGATCCCGGGATACGATCCAGAGCGCCTGGAGGTCTGGGATTCGGAGGACCCGAAATCGATCGCCGACATCCAGGGGATGGGCCATAATGCGGTCCCAGCCCTAAAGCCGCCCGGATCTGTGGAGTACGGGATCAAGCTGCTGCAGAGCCTGGACATCCGGATCGTTGAGGGCTCGACCAACATCGAGAAAGAAAGGCGGGGATACAAGGCGGCCGTCGACGCCCAGGGTCGATCAACGGGAAAGCCCGTAAAATTTAAAGATCATTTTATGGACGGGTCCCGTTATGCTATAACGTATATATGGATCAAGCACCTGGCGCCATATGCCCAGAAGGGCCGGGCGATTTCCCAGCCGGCGAAAAAACAGATCGAGGACCGGCTGCGGGAGGACCGCAGCGCCAGGCCGGTTTCGATTTCCCAGCTGCGGCAGCCGCCCAGCGAACAAGAGGAAGCCGGCGACAAAAAAGAGAAAGAGGCAAAGGGGAGGAAGCATGGCACCCAAAGGGGACGAGCGGTCTATTAAAAAAACCGTCGCCGATGCCGGCCGGACAGGCCGGGCGGTAACATTTTTAAAAACCAGCCGGGGGATTTTCCCGACGTCCGTTTTGAAGACGGCGGCGAAGGGGGAAAAGGGAAGCCGCCAGGTCGAGCCGTCAAAAAGATTTTTAAGGGCCGACAGCCTGGTCCCGTTTCCGTTTTCCGTCAAGGAATTATTGGAGCTGCAGGCGAACTGTAGTTATTTCGCCAATTGCACCAGGACGGTCGCCCAGGACGTCGCCGGGTCTGGGTTTGTCTTCGAAAGCAAAGACCCGAAAAAGAAATTACCGGATAAGATCAAAGCCGACCTGGAGGCTTTTTTTACGGGGGTCAATGCCCAAAACGAAACCCCAGCGGCGATTTTAGAGCGGGCGATTGATGATCTGATGTCGATCGGATGGGCGGGGATCGAGGTCGCCAGGGAGGGCGACAACCCAAGCGGGCCGCCGGTGGCGATTTTCCACATTCCAGCCCACACTCTGTATTTTCATGACAGCGAGACGAAATATTGTCAAGTACGCGGCCAGGCGAAGGCCTGGTTTAAGCCATTCGGCGCCACATATGACATTGATTGCAAAACCGGAAAAGAGGGCGGCGAAATCCCAGCCGACCGGCGGGCCAATGAGGTCATATTTACCCGGCGGTATTCCCGGCTTTCCGACCTTTACGGCGAGCCGCCGATTTTGCCGGGGGTCGGCGCGGTGATGGGAATGATCGGCGTCCGGGATTACAATCTTTCGTTTTTCGAAAACTACGGGGTCCCAGCTTGCCTGATCACCATCGAGGGCCGATGGGAGGAAGGGACAGCGGATGCCATTTTAAAATTCATGTCCGAGGAAATCCGGGGGACCGAAAACGCCCACCGGACCATGGTCCTGGAGGTCCCCGACGAGGGGAAAGTTGAAATGGTCCCGCTTTCAACCGAAATCAAAGAGGGATCATTCCGGCTGATTCGAAAGGATCACAGGGATGAGATCCTGGCGGCCTACAAAATGCCCCCCTATAGGATCGGGATCGCGGAAGTCGGGGCTCTGGGCGGGTCGACGGCGCCGGAGTCAACCAAAATTTACAACAGCGCCATGATCGCCCCGTTGAAACGGGACCTGGCGGCCATGTTGACGGCTACCCTGATCAGGGACGGGATGGGGTTCGATGACGCTGTGATGAAATTCCAGCCGATGGATTTAAGGAACCTGGATGCGGCCGTCGAGCGATGGTCCAAACTTTTTGCGATGGGGGTCATAAACGCGGAATACATCGCCCAGGCCCTGGGGGACGTGCCCACCGGCGAGCCCCACATGAAAACCTATTATGTCTCGAACCAGTACGTTGAGGCCGGCGAGGCCTTGCCAACGGAAAAGCGGGACATCGAGGCGGAAATCGCAGCCATTCACGGCCGGATCCAAAAACGGGATGCCGAGGTCGCGACCATAAACAAGGAATCCCGGGCCCTGATTCGATCGATGGCCGACCGGGTCCGGAAAATAGAGTCGAAGGCCCTGGGCGACCCCGGCCCCGGCCGGCGCGAAAAGGTCGCGGTCGGAAAGGGGCGCACGAAAGAATGAAAATCAGGCGGGGGTTGATGCGGGAGGCGTCCGTTATATGGTCCGTTGGGTTTTTAGTTGCATTCACGACTGGGAAAATCGGGACCAAAACGGAGCTGGCGGTCCTGCTGGCCGTCGGCCTGGTCCTGTTCCGCCTGGCGACCTGGCCGCTGCCGGCCCGGAAGCCGCACTCTACCCCCGCGATGAAGGACGGCGAAGAAAAGAAAAATGAAAGGGGGCCCCATGGGGACGCCTGATTTTATGACCATCGGCGTGATGCGGTCTGGGACTTCCACGCTTTACAGAATGCTCGAGGCACACCCAGCCCTGCAGGCACCACATCACAAGGAAATCAATTTTTTCTGTGATGATACATTCAAAAATACGAGCCTTTCACATTATCGCGGACTGTTCCCAGATCCGCAGCCGGGGAAATTGAGATTTGAGGTTTCCCCGTTTTATTTCGGATACCATCAGGCGCCGGCCAGGATCAAAAAGCACATTCCCGAGATTCGGCTTTTCATCATCCTGCTGCGGGATCCGATCCGGCGGGCCTGGTCGGAATTCACGGTCCGGCGCGGGGAAACGGCGGCCACATTCAACGCCGAAAGCCGGCTGCTGCGGCGGGGATTCTATGATGAGGATCTGGCGGCCTGGTTTGCCGTTTTTCCGAGAGATCAATTTTTGATCTGGGGGGCGGAAGAATTTTTTGAAAACCCCATGGGCCTGATTATGGCGATCGAGGACAGGCTTTACCTGGCCCAGAAATGCCCCCGGGACTTCCGATGGGATACCTATTTTTGGGACCCCATGGAACACCGGCGCCGGCGGAAGGGGCGCGGATATCCGGCCATCCCACCCCAGACATTCAAGCGCCTGCGCGAGATTTATCAGCCGCATGTCCGGAGATTAAAGGAAATGACCCATCGCAATTTTCCACGATGGGAAAAATATTAAAACGGAGGGAAAATGCCAATTCTCATTGAAATCGAAACCCCGGCTGGGAACAGGTCGGCCTATGCCATCAAGGGGTCCTGGCGGACATTCAAGGACCAGGTCCTGGAGCGGGATCCGGAAAATTTCATCGAAAGCCAGGATTTCAGACACGGACACCAGGTCCTGATCGGGACGGATGCCAACAATCAACTGAAATACGCCCGGGAGATTTCGGCGGCCGAACTGGAGCAGATGGAAAAAGAGGCGAAAGAGGAACAGGCCCGGCGCCGGGCGATGCGCGGCGGGGGGCGGATATCGGCACCGCAGGGGATCATGCCCCTAATGCCGGGAACAAAAAAAAGGAACTAAAAAATGATCGGCGCCGGGCCTACCGCGGCAACGCTTGGGATGGATTCCGACAAATTTATCAAAAGGGTCAGCCAGGCCCGGCGCCGAAAAATCTGGCAGAGATATCATCGGCTTTTAAATAAAAACGAGCCAACCCTGCGGAAGGCGACAAGAGAATTTTTCAAGTTTGCGATCGCCGAAGTCAAGGAGGCGGGGCGGACGGCCCGGGCCAAGTCGACGCCGACAAAAACGGTCAAGGCGCTGCTGGATTGGGACGACTTCGAAGCCGCGGCGACCCGGATTTTTAAGCCGGCCATGCTCGAGGTCCTGGGCGAGGGCGGGAAGGCCACGGTCGAGCAGGGCATGTTCAAGCGGGATTATTTCGACATGATCAATGAATCAGCGACGGCCTGGTCAGCCGGCCATGCAGCAAAGCTGGTAACATCGATCACAAAGGAATTAATGGGGACTATCCGGGGGATCGTCGTCAGCGGGGTCGAGAGCGGCGCCGCACTCTGGCCCTATATCCGGGCCCTGGAGCCAATAATTCCCCTGCTGCCCAAACATGCCCAGGCGGTCGTAAACATGGGCGCCCAGATGACAGCGGACGGATTCACGGCCAGCGAGGTCAAGGCGGCCATGGATGCCAGGGCCCGGCGCCTGCTGCGATATCGGGCGGCGATGATCGCCCGGACGGAAACGGCGTTTTCCTTGATTGAGGGCCAGCGCCAGGGGTTCAAGCAGATTGGGATAAAAAAAGTTATCTGGATCGCCGATATGTCGGAGGACTGCTGCGAATATTGCCAGGATCAAAACGGATCGGTTCACAACATTGACGAGATCGAGGGATTGCAGCCGGCACACCCCCATTGTGAGTGTACCTGGGCGGCCTATTATGGGGACGATGGCCCGGATCTGACGCCAAACCAGAAAATGACGGACCGGATCTGGAAGGACGCCCAGAAAAGCGGCGGAAAAATTGAGTATGCCGGGGCCATGGACGCCCAGGGGAAAACCCTGATATACAAAAAAGGCGCGTCCGATCATGTAAATTTCACAGACGCGGAATCGAAGAAGATCAAGGGCGCCAGCGTATTTTCTCATAATCACCCCAACGGGACGGCGTTTTCAGGCCCCGATTATATGTTCGGATCCGTCCAGGATGTCAAAACCATGCAGGTCATCACCGAAAAAGGCGTCTGGCAGGCGATCAGGCCGGCGGGCGGCTGGCCGGCATGGCAGACGATAGGGGCGGATTACAAGGCCATTGACGGCATCGCGTTTAATAAATTCAAGCCAAAATATGACCGTCTGGTTTTAGCTGGCATGCCGAGGCAGGAAGCGGCCGTACTTGTCCAGAGGGAACACACCCAATTTATAAACGAAGAGCTGGCCAAGATGCATAATTTTAAATTAGAATTTATAGATAGGGACGATTTTGGGGGCTACTGATGAAAAATATTCACGACATGACGGAAAAGGAACGCCTGGAGGCGATCCGAAAGGGGCGCCTGATCGACGATCGAGAGGTCGCACCGGGCCGCAACCCATACGAGGAAGAAAAAAAAGACGATCGGAAGGGCCGCAAGAAATGAAGCGGATCGGAGCGAAAACGAAAATCAAAATAATCCAAGCGGCGCAGGACGGGAAGTCGGCCGCCTGGATCGCCGATCAGGTGGGCGTTTCCCAGGCTTACGTTTACCAGGTCGCCAATAGGGTCGGGATAAAATTCGATCGGCAGAAAAAGGCCAAGGGGACATACAGGGACCCCGGCTGGCTTTCCCGGCAAATCCGGGCGGGGGTCACAGCGGAACAAATCGCGGAAAAAACCTGTACTCGGATCGAAACGGTCAAGGGATATATCCGCCTTTACAAAATAACGGCGCCGGCGAAAACGGAGGCGGGGCCGATCCGGGTCCCCATCGACGTCCCGGTTTATTCATCCGTAAAAAAAGGCCTGGTTTATCTGGCCGGCGCATATAATCGGATCCCGTCGGAGGTCCTCGAGGACGCCCTGATCGAGTATATGCTTAAACATAAATTCAATCCGTTTTCCATGCCGGCCGATTGGGACCCGAAGGCGATCAGGCAGAGCCGGCCGGTTCGGCCCAGGGTCCCCCGGGGGGAGGGCTGATGGCCTGCGGAAAGCAGAACCCGGCCAAGCGATACGTCACCAACCCGAAGACGGGGGCCCGGGAATTGAAGGGCGCCCTGGTCAGGCGGAAGACGTGCCCGGTTTGCGGATCTGGGATGATCGCAGTCCCGGCCTGCGCCCATCTCAGCCGGCGCGGATGGGCCACAATGCTTATTTGCGTAAAGGCCGGATGCGGGAAAAAGAGGGGATATGAGCGCAAAACCACCTAATTATTTTTTGTTGGCGCTGGCGACCGTTTCGGTCGCGGCCATGCTGGCGGTCAGGATTGGGGGCGGCCAGGCGGAGCCGGTTTCTACCATCGAGAAAATCAGCCGGCAAATAAACCGGACCCGTCAGGTCCTGGTCAGATATCAGGCCAACGAGCCTGGGACGATCTGGGCGGAGGGCCCCAGGAACCAGGACGGCGCGGAATTTTCCATCGCCTTATTCGCCCGGGCCGGCAGCGGGCGCCCCGTCAAGACATTTTCCGTCAAGATCACATATGACACAGAGGCCCTGGATTTCATCCGGGCGCAGAGGGGGAAGGAAACTGCGGCATGGGCTGGGGTCGGCGCGAATGAAGCCAGCCCGGGGGAAGTTACAGCCGGCGGATATACTGGAGAGCCAGCCGGCGCCATCAAGCCGGTTTCGATCGGGGAATTATGCGTTTTGCGATTTTTGAGGAAGACGGACGGTCGGGTCCGGGTTGACATCTGGACAGAGCCGGACGAGGGGGGTCTGCAGCCGGAAAATCAAATTTTCTGGATGCGGCCGACAAAATAATCGAGGAGGCGAAGCGGAGGAGAACAAAAAAATGATGATCGAGGACGTGACGGTCCAGGCCCTGCGGGAGGCCGTCGAGAAATCGACCGACAGCGAATTGAAGGATATCCGCTATCGGTTTATTTGCATGTATCGGAAATATTTCGAAGGGTCCCAGGATTCCGTCGCCGTCATCAAGGCGATGGGGGAAGAAACGGAATTGACCCGGCGGGATTTTTTTCGGAAATACGCCATCCTGGTCAAAGAGATCCGGGGGCGCGGCGTCCGGATGAAAGAAACGAGCCTGGACAGGGAGGCATTCAAAAAGGCCCTGCGCGGGATCGATCCGGCGGCACTCGAGGATTACAAGATCACCGACGGCGCGGTTTCGATTACCGGGGATTTTTTGAAATCCGCAGCCGCGGCCGAGGTCGTCATGGTAAGCGCCAACGTCCCAGAGGGACTACGGACCGGAGAGGTCGCCGCCTGGATCGAGAAAGCGATCGAGGGGGAAACGGGGAAAGCCGTCATGTTGGAATTTTCCGACGCGGCGCCGGCCGGCGATCACATGCCGATATTTGACATCATCCTGGCCAAGCGGGGCGACATTGGGAAGCGCGGCCCGGAGGCCGACCCCGAGGTCGAGCATATATGCAAATACTGCGACGCCCCGGCCCGATGGGCCTACACTTGGAATGATGGGCGGGAATTCATTCCGGTTTGCCACAAACACCGGATAAAGGCCCGGGGGGAATTTTTGAAGGCCCGGGCCCCGGAATGCATGGTCCGGAAGATCGACGACGTCAAGCCGGGGGCCCAGGTCCGGACAGAGATCCGGAAGCCCTATCCCAGCGAACACTCCGCCCGGCTGCAGGACCCCCACCAGTTTGACATCTTCCGCCGGACCCGAGGCGGGAAGGTCTGGGGGGTCGACGTCCCGAAGACGATCGGCGTCATCTGGGCAAAGACGAAGGCCGGCAAAATCCAGCCCCAGGCCCTGCGATTCCCCAAGGACAAATGGACAGCGGCCGAGGCCAGGGCCTGGCTCAAAGAAAACGAGGTCAAATATCAGAATTTCGAGCCGGCGGCCAAGGTCGCAAAACAGGCGGCGCCAGAACCGGACGAGGCGGCCAAAGAAACCGCCCTGGTTTTTATCCGGGATCATTGGGAAACCTTTACTGATTACGAGCGGCGCCTTGCCGGAAGCGGCGACCAGGCTGGGAAGTTATTCGGCCGGGTCGACCTGCCCGGCGAAGCAATCGAGGTCTGGGCCTCGCCGCATTATATGTATTCGATGCCGGGATATGATGACAAATGGCTGGTCGAGCTGCGATTCCCAGCCGACACCTGGCCGGAAAGCCGGGTCCGGGATTGGGCGGAAGAGAATCACGTCGAGCCGATCCACGTCGAGCCGGCCCGGACGGATGATTTCAAAAAGGCCGAATTCAAGATCCTGAAAACGGACGAAGATCGGCGCCTGGTCGGCGGAATTGTTTATGAGCCGATGGCGACGGATACCCAAGGGGATTACACGACCGCCGAAGAGATCGACAAGGCCCTGGTCAAATTCATGGAGAGATACGCCAGCGGCGGGGGGAAATTAAAGGTCATGCATAAAGGGCGGGCTTTCAATTTCCCGGTAATTGAATGTTTTCAGCCGGACGAAGACATCCAGAAAGGCGGCCAGAAAATCAAGGCCGGCGCCTGGTGGCTAATGATCAAGATTAATTCGGACAAAGTCTGGGGAGCGATCAAGGCCGGGGACCTGACCGGATTTTCGATGGGGGGATCGGCGGCGGTCGGATAACGGAGGCAGGTTGAACAAATTCAAACGGTGGAAGCTGCGGCGGGATTTCACGCGGGCGGCCCGGATCCTGCGGGCCCTGAATAAAACCCTGGCGGATAAAAATATGCCCCGGGCCCAGCGCCGGCAATTCTGGCGGGATTTTTACGCATCGCCGGCCAGGCGGGAGGTCATAATTGACGACCTGGTCAAATCCCTGGGGCGCCGGCGCAGAAAGCCGAAGAGGCCGAAAGCCATCCCATCGGCCGCATCGAAAGCATAAACCGCCGTATACGGCGGCAGACGAAAGGGAAGCATGCAATCACAATTTGACGGAGAGGGTTTTTTTTGGATTATAGGATTGAGAAGATCTGGGACGTCGATCCTGCGGCGGCTGCTGGCCGCATCGCCGAACATCGGCCCTGTTCTATTTGAGCCGCACCCGTTATTTCACGCCATCGGCATGAATCACCTTGACCGATTCAAGGCCCAGGGATATGTCCAGAAAATCCTCCAGGACTACACGGCACAAAAAAGGCCTGGGAAATGGATCGGGGCCAAGCTGGCGATAAATCCCGGCGCCGGCGGGCTTGAATGGATCTGGCTACCCCTGACGTTTAAGGGGTCGAAAATAGTTTTTGTCACCAGGGGGATCCGGGAAACCTGGCGTTCATATGAAGCCGCCGACCGGGACATCGTCCGCGGGTTCGTTCCCTGGACGGCCTATCAGCCGGCGGCGGAATTTACGGTCGCCCGATTCCGGCAGCACATCAAGGAACACCCAGCCGACGCCATCGAGGTCAAGTATGAAAACATCCTGGCCGATGTCGACGAGGCCCTGCGGCCGGTTTTCGAGTTTTTAAAGGCCGCGGTCCCGACAAGCCTGGCCCGGATGATCGAGCGGCCGAAGTTTTTACCAGGGGAGGCCCAGACCGCCGGGCGAAAGGAAAGCGATGGACAAAAAAAATAACGACGCGGCGCCGGCGGGGAACCTGCAGTCTACCCCCGCGAAGCCAGCGAAAGACCCCGGGATTGTTTGGATCGATGGGATCCGGATTAACCTTTACCTGGTCGAGATCCTGGGAATTGAAAACGGGAATATTATCGTTTTTCGAATGGCGTCCGGGAAGGCGGTCGCATTCACAGACGGGAAAGATCGATGCCGGGAAATCCAAGCCGCCGGCCTATATGACCTGATTTCCTTTCTTACGGGCCCCGATTGGGGCCGGCTTTTCGATTGGATCCGATCGATAAAACACCAGGAACACGAATTAATCACATCCCCAATATTCGAATTACCAAAACCTGGCATGTAGAAATATTTGACAAGCCGGGCCCGACGGCTTATTTTTTAATCAGACGCCTAAGATCCGGCGATCGATAAATCGCCAGGTCGGAAGGCAGAGAGGGCCGGCAGCAGCCGGCGCCCCGCTCTGGCATTCCGGACCAGGACCGGCCGGGAATGCCCCCACCAAGCGGGGATTCACCAAGCCATGAAACCCGGATCACGAAAGGGAGATTTTCATGGCGCGAAAATTGAAAGACATCGATGTTGCAGAGATCAGCCTGGTCGATCGAGCTGCGAATCGAAAAAAATTTTTCATCATCAAGCGAGGACATCCAATGGACAACCTTATCAAGTTTTTGAAGAAAGTTTTTGGGAACGAAGAAATCACCGACGCCCAGGTCGAAGCCGTCAATAAAATGGAACAGGCCCGGGCGGATTCCGTTTCCGAGGCTATGGCCGAAATCGAAAAGTATCGGGATGACATGCCCGAGAAATACGAGGCGGCCATCGCCACCCTGGCCAAACTGGCCACTATCGACCCGATCACCCTGGACGCCGATCCCGAAAACGTCGTCGATATCCTGACCGACGTCGAAAAGGCCGGCGCCCGGCTTTCCAAGGCAACGATCAGCCAGCTTAAAAAGGCGGCCGAAATCATCGGGAACCTGATCACCGACGCCGAGAAAAACGTCAGTAAGGGCCATGACGGCCTACCCGATGACGTGAAAGCCGACCTGGAAGAGCTGGCCCGGCTGCGGACCGAAAAACGGGAAGCCGCGAAAAACAAGGCCGACGCCGAAAAACAGGCCCTGCTGGACAAAATCGAAAAGATGGAAAAGCAGATTAAGGACCTGCAGAAAGGCGGATCGAAACAGGCCAAGGATGGCGACGACGACGACAAAAAGGCCAACGTCAAAAAGGACGAAACCCCGGCCTGGCCGTCGATTACCGGCGCCGAGGACGAATAATCGGGGCGAAATCCAGAAAGGAAAAACACAATGCGAAATCTTTTAAAACGGGTCAAGATGAACAAATTCAACTTGATCTCGATGCCGACGATAGACCTGGATCCGGAAGAGGCCGACCGCTTCCTGGATTACATGGTCGATGAGTCCGTCATGAAGGACTACGCCCGGATCATCCGCATGGGGAAACCCGAAAAGCGGATCCGGGCGCTGGGATTCGGAAACGGACGCTTTCTGTATCCGGCGACCGCTTTCGACGAGACGAAGTACAAGAAACAATGGGCCCACAACACCATTACTTTATCGACCAAAAAGGTCCGCGGATGCATCGCTGTCTACGATGACGACCTGGAAGACAACCTGGAAGGGAACGCTTTCGCCGATCACCTGATGCGGATCGTCGCCGGCAAGATCGCCAATGAGCTGGAAGAGGCATTTTACATCGGGGACACCCACTCCCTGAATGGCTTCGGCGCGGACGACATCCGGAGCCTGTGGGACGGATGGCGATATCAGATCGTTTATGGCCAGACCAGCGGCCAGGCCTATTACAACGACGTTTCCGGCGGATCCAAGGTCCTCAACGCCTGCGAATGCGAAAGCGGGACGGATTGCCCCAGCGGGGTCGACGACCCGGACGCCTGGTTCGAACTTCCCGGAAAGATTATGGAACAGCATACCAGCGCCCCCTACGGCTGGGAGTGCAAGTACCACAAAATGATCAAGGCCATGCCCAGCAAGTACAAGGTCCGGAACGGCCTGGCCAACATGAAGTTTTTGAATTCCGACCTGGTGACACAGGACTATCTCGAGGCGCTTTCCGAGAGAGGGACCGCCCTGGGCGATGCGGTGTTTACCGGCAAAGTCACCCCCCAATATGGACGGGTCGGGATTCTGGACGTGCCCCTGATGCCGACCAACCTGGGATCGCCCCTGGACACCGAGGACGGGCTGCTGGGGGAAGGCGATTATACTGACGTCCTGCTGACCCCGAGGGGGAACCTGATCATCGGTCTGCAGCGGGACATCAAAATCGAAAGCCAGCGGGTCGCGGCGGACGAGGCCACTTATGTTTATTATTCCATGAGGGCCGACCTGGCCATCGAGAATATAAACGCGGTGGTTTTCCTCCGTTGCCTGGAACACGCCTGTTAAAGGGGCCCCAATGAGCGCCAAAGCCATAAACTACGGCCGAACGCGATCCTTTCCCACGGTCGCCGGAAATATCCGGATGCCCCGCGGGATCGAGGTCGACATCGAAAACCCGGAAGCCGCCCGGGAGCTTTCCGAATATCCCAACGTCCAGGTCAAGGACCTGGCGGGCGCTGCGCCCAGAAAAGTTGATTATTCGAAATACACCATTCAGCAGTTGCGGCAGATCGCCGGCGGGCTGAAAGTCAAAAAGGCGTTTTTTATGAAAAAAGACGTCCTGGTCGCGGCGCTCGAGGAGAGGAGCTAACAATGAGCAAAGTATTTTCGGACGAAAATTTTCCCCATTCCGGGGTCGGGTCCAATCAGGCCGAGCTTTACATCCGGGACCTGTACTTCCTGAATTATCACATCAACCATGACAAATGGAACGTGATCAAGATGCATGACGTCATCGACGCCCATCGATTCGTCGATGATTTCTGCTGCGGTGAGGTTTCCGGCTGCTGGTCGATTACCACGACCGAAGAGGGCCAGGGAAGCGCCGCCGAGGCCTGCGCCAACCTGGCCGGCGGCGTCCTGACTCTGACCAATGCGGCCGCCGACAACGATTCCGACGAGCTGCAGCAGGACTGCGAATGTTGGAAGCTGGTCAACGGATATCCGGCGTATTTCGAAATCCGGTTTAAGGTTTCCGATGGCCTGCAGTCGGACGTCTGGTTCGGCCTGGCCACAGGGACCGGCGGCTGGTTTGTAGGGGTCGATGATTATGTCGTTTTCCGAAAGGACGACGGCGACCGAAATATCGATTTCGTGACCTGCGCGGATTCCGTCGAAACCGAAGTCGACACCGGCCAGGACCTGGCGGATCTGACCTGGACCCGCCTGGGCTTTCATTGGGACGGCGAAGACACGGTCCGCTGGTTTGTCATTCAGGACGGCGACGCCCCCCAGACGGTCCTGGCGACCGGCAAGGTTACAACCAATATCTGCCAGGACGAGGAAATGGCCATCGGATTCGGGATCCGGAACGGAGAGGCGGTGGCCAAGGTCATGTATATCGATTACGTCAAGGGCGCCCAGAAACGGGTCATCGAATAACCCGGACGGTCGAGGCATGAAGTCAACCGATGGGGCGGGGGGAATGTTCCCTCCGCCCCGTTTTTTATAGCGGGAGGGCGGCATGGCGGCAAGCGGAAACTATATATCAGAGGCCGACGTTGATTCTTGGCCCAGCGGCCTGGACGAGGCCGGCAAGCAGGAAATAATCGATTTCTGCGAACAGCTGGTCGAGAAAATCACCGGGACCTGGTTTTACAAAAAGGCCCTGGATTTCAAACAAAACGGGAGCGGGCGGAACCGATTGACCGTCAGGATCCCGGCCCGGCTGGTCGACGTGACTGCTGTCCACCTATGCGGGATCGAACTTGACCCCAGCTGGTACGGATTCGACGATGATTCCGTTTTTCTGGATCTGTGCGGATCCGGGGTCGTCGTCGGGGATCCCGAGATTTACTACAGGATTTCCCAGGAAGACGAGAGGGGGCTTTTTCCCCGGGGGCTGAATAATATCCGCATCGTCGGATATTCTGGATATTCGTCTGTTCCAGAACCCATCAAAAAATGTATCGAGTTTTTAATTGACGCTTATAACGCCGGCGAACTGGAAACCAGCGCCGTCGGCGCCTTCAAATCCGAGAAAATTGGGGATTATTCATATACAAAAGGGTTGACCGGATACGCGGCCGGCGGGGTTTATACGGGGATCGATCGAGTCGATGCGATTCTCCGCCATTACATCAAGCAGAAAAAGCCGATCATGGGGGCGGTGTAATGGACAGAAAAACCAGCCTTCCCGGCGCGGATCCGAAGCGGCCGGCGCCAGAAAACGATTTGCTATCACGGAGAGATCCAATTCTTTATCGATCCGATCGTTTCGACAATAGATTTTTATACGAGGTCCTGCCAGACGGGGCCTGGGAGGGGCGGCCTTGCGTCATAGTAGGGGGCGGTCCCAGCCTGCGGGGGTTCGATTTTTCCCGGCTGAAAGGATTTCGGACGATCGGAATAAATCGCGCCTTCGAATTTTTTGACCCAACGATTATTTTTTCAATGGACACCCGGTTTTTAAACTTCATATATCAAGGCCGATATGAACGGATCCCAGACGGGGCCGGCGCCCGGGAAAAATTCCACCAGTCAACCTCATACAAGGTCTGGCTCTGCACGTATACCGTTAAACTGCCGGCGGAAATTTTCATAGTCCGGGTTTTTCGGAATTATAAGGACGGCCTGCGGGCCTTTCCCATGACAAGCCGGGCGGGGATCGGCCATGGGAATAATTCCGGATATGGGGCCCTGAATCTGGCGGTTTGCCTGGGCGCCAATCCGATTTATCTGCTGGGGTTTGATTGCAAGCATTCAGACGGCCGATCCCATTTTCACGACGGCCACCCCAGGAAACAAAAAGAAGAAACGGCCGTAAAATTCGCCAAATTTTTCGAGCCGGCGGCCCAGGCATGCCGGCAAAAAAAGACTACGGTTATAAATCTGAATCCAGATTCCGGACTCGAGGCTTTCCCGAAGAGATCACCCGAGGAGGTCCTTAATTGAAACAAGGTAAAATCTGGGGTTTGACGCAGGAAATCCTGCGGACGCGGACGGTTTCGGCCCACCATATCAGCGCACAGGCCGGCGGGTTTTGTTCGGAACACCGGCATGAATTCAAATCCAATATTTTTTATGTAATTTCCGGGCGCCTGCTGATCACGATATGGCGGGAGGTGGACGGGCCCCATGGACCCCAGGAAATCCCGGACCAAACAGAGATCGCAGCCGGCGAGTTGACGGCGGTCCCAGCCGGCGCCTGGCATAAATTCGAGGCCCTGGAGAACACCGAAGCGATCGAATTTTACACGGTCGCCCTGCAGGACCCAGACATCGAGCGGCGTTCTACCGGCGGGATCCTGGGAAGGATTTCGGGCTGATGCGGGTTTTAATGTATTCCCGGACCCCCCTGGCCGCGGCGCCCTGGTCGATTTGGCGGGCCCTGCGGAAATATACAGACATTAAAGTTGACCTGGTCAACGAAAGGGACCGATACCGGGACGGGCGGATTTTTCCCCATCATCTCATGCTGCATGACTTGAACGGGAACGCCAGCCGGCTTTTTCGCCAGGCGGACATAATCCATTTTCACAATTACCTACCAGGGACCTTTCCCGGACGGACCAGGGGACAGAAAATTCTTGCTCAATTCCACAGCCTCCCGCGGCTGGGAAATTGGGAGGCCCTATGGTCGGCTGCGGATATTCATTACACGATCGACCAGCCGGGACAGATCGCGGAATACAAAATCCCCGGACTCCCAAACATAATTGACCCGGACGAGCTGCGGCCGATTCGAAGAGAACCGAAAATCAGGATCGGATTCGCCCCAACCAGCCGGACCCATATCGGGCGGCCGGATTCGAAGGCATATCATGAGGTCGTAAAAATTCTGGATCGAATAAAGGGGGCCCGGGATGTCGACGTTGACCTGATCGAAGGCGTGCCGTATTTCGACAACCTGCGGAGAAAGCAACGATGCCACATCCTGATTGACGACATTGTCACCGGGAACTGGCACCGGACCAGCCTTGAGGGGTTTTGCATTGGAGCCGCGGTCCTGGCCCGGGTCAATAAAATCCCGTTTTGCTTCACAACGCCCCGGACTTTAGAGGATCGCCTGATTTCTCTTATTGACGATCAAGTCACCCTGGAAGATTTTCAGCGGCGCGGCCGGGAATGGATTTTAAAAAAATGGCACCCGATCGAGAAAATCCAGGAATACATTCGGGCCTATGAAGCGGCGGGGGAATTATGATCGATATTGATATCGGGATCCCGACCTGCGCCAGGCCGGACGCGATAAAAAAGACCCTGGCATCGATCCGGAGGTCCCGCTTCCCAGCGGACCGGCTGGGGATAACCATCATCGTCGACGGGAACCCGGCCCTGAAAACCGAAATCGAAAAAATAGAGCCATACGGCGCCAGGTATACCGTTATTTTTAACGAAAAGAGGATCGACTGGCCCAGGTCGATCAACCGGGCCCTGGCGGAAACATTCCACGCGGACGCTTTCTTGTACGGCGCCGACGACATCCAGTTTGATCCGGAATGTTTGGCGATCGCCGCGGCCAGGCTCGAGGCCGGCCCGGAAGGGCTGGGCGGGGTAGTCCAGATCGCCCAGGACGTCGGCGGCTGTTCAAGCGCATTCGGTTTGATGGGGCGGGGGTTTATCGATCGATTCCCAGGAAAAGCGGTCATGTGCCCGGATTATATCCATTTTGGGGCGGATTTTGAGCTGGGCCGATTCGCCAGGCGGGCGGGGGCCTGGATCCCTTGCCCCATCGCCAAGGTCAGGCACGCCAGGAAAAAAGACAGAACCCACCAGCTGGCGCAGCAGGTCAAAGCGAGGGATCTGCACACGCAATCGGCCAGAGCGGGCAAGGGGTTTTTATGGGGATCTGATTTTAATCGGATCCACCCGGAGGCGGAATGAAATCGATCGATTTTGAGCGGGACGAAGGTCAAAGATATTACCCGACCCATTATCTATTTTTTATAAATTTGGCACGGGCCGCCGGCGTAAATGTCAGATTCACGCTACCCCCCCGGGCTGATTCTCAAAAAGGCACCGGCCGCCGCGGATTTATTTTTAAATATTACGGCCAGGATGTCCTGGTCGATTTTGGGGATCACCCCACGGAGGCCGAGGATATCGACAATTTCGGGACCGTTTTCCGATACCACTATTCTAAACGGCGCCATGGGCCACGGGAAAATGTTTTCCCGTTGACCCCGATATCATTCCACAATTGGGGCCAGTTTTCCCGGATGCGGAAAAAAATCAACTATCGGGCGAATGCCCCCTGGATTCTGAATAATCAGCGGCCCCGGCATGCGGCCGTTAAGCGGCGCCGGCGGGCGCAGTTTATTCTAAGGGAAGCATTCGGGGCGAAGGCTGATTTCAGCATGACCGGACAAGAGGCTTTTTGGCGAAAAATAAACAATTGCTTTTTGTCTGTTTGCATCCCCGGCGCCAGGGAAACGATCCTGGACCGCGGCCAGCTGCAGCAAATGGCTTTCGGCTGCGCGACGCTGTCGACCCCGCTTGATATCGTCCTGCCGGATTGGAAGGAACCAGAGCCGGGGGTTCATTATTTGACCTGCAGCCCAGATTTTTCCGACCTGGTCGGAACAATAGAAAGATTCGAAGACCGCCGGCGGGATTTGCGGGAAGTCGGAGCCAACGCGGCCCGGCTGTTCCAGGAAAGTTGCATGCCGGCGCGGGTTTGGGATTGGATCGAGCGGACGCTTGACGGGAGGAAACGATGAATTTAGCGAAAGCCTACCCTGGGATTTTAGACGAATATCTGCAGATCGCCCGGGACATGGCCCGGGAAGATGCGGACATTTTAAAAACCGATTGCTTCAATGAGGCGACCGGGCGCCCGATGGCCGGGGGGATCGCCGGCAACATTCCCGGGAACGTCCGCCTGGTCGAAATCCGGGCGGATTATGTCAAGGCGGCAAAGCGGGCCGGACTGGACGCCCAGCTGGCGGACATCCGCCGTCTACCATTCGAAAACGGGGCTTTCGACCTGGTCCTGGATTTTTCCACAATCGACCATGTCCGGGACTGGCGGCCGGCCCTGGCGGAATATCAGCGGGTCATGCGGCCGGGGGCCAGGATTGCGGTCGTCGTCTGGACCATGGAAGCCCTGGAACATATGAGGGGCCAGTTTTATTTCCCGGAGGCGGGATTCCGGCGGGACTTCCGCGGCCGGTTTGGGATCAAGGAAGAGCGGATCCTTTATCAGGACCGCCTGGCCCAGCGCCGGCGCCGGCTGATAGTTTTTACCGGGTCGATTCCGGGCCCGGCACCGAAAAAGGAAAAGCCGGAAGAGCCGGCCAAGCCGGAGCCAAAACCAGCCCCGGCCGAAGACAAGCCAAAGCCGGCCACGCCCAAGCCCACGCGGCGCAGCCCCGCAAAATCGGCCGCGAAAAAGAAGACCCAGACCAGGACAAGGAAAAAGGGATAAAGTCGCCGTATACGGCGCCACGTAAAGCCAGAGGCCTGAATGTACGAGAAATTAAGCGAGCTTGCGCCTGACTTTCATGTCAGGACGCCAATTCAGCCGATGCCCCGGCTTGCCGGTCAGCTTGGGATTGAAAATCTATATATAAAGCGGGACGATTTGACTGATTTCCTGGGGAATAAAACCAGGCACGCAAAATATTTGATTGCCTGGGCCCGGGCGAAAAAAGTCGAGCGCCTGATTATAAAGGGGAGGGGAGATTCAAACACGGTCCGGATATATGCGGCGGCATTCAAGCGGGCCGGGTTCGACGTTCACCTGGACCTGACATCGCCGGCAGCCGGGGGGAACGGCGCCGCCATCCGAATGATTCGAAGCCTGAGCGATGGCCCGGCCAGGGAAATCAAGATCCGATATGATCAGCTGAAAGAATATGCGGCCCTGGGATATTTCGAGGCGGCCGGGGAAATCCTCGAGGACATGCCGGACGTCGATCTCATTTACCTGTATTCGTATGACGCCAGCTGGATCGGGCTTTCAATCGGCCTGTGGGCCCGGGCGATCGACTCGAAGATTATCGCAGTCAGAGGGCCCGGAGCGCCAAGCGGCGCATTGGGGACCGCGGAAGATAAAGCCTATATCAATCAGATATATGAGGCGGTCGAGGGGATGATCGGATGCCGGGTCCTGGCCCGTAACATTGACCAGCGGGAAATCAAGGGCACTTACGGGATAACGGTCCGGGACGTCCTGAATTTAGAGGGGGTCCTGCTGGATCCGGTTTATACCGGCCGGGCCATGGCGGCCCTGATTTCAGACGCCCGGGAGGGGAAGATCCCAGCCGGCGCCAAGGTCCTGTTTTGGCATACCGGGGGAGTTTTTAAAAATGAATAGCGATCGAGCCAAGCGCCTGGAATACATGGCCGACCCCGAGTTTAAACTAAAATGGGGCCTGGTATATTGGGCGGTCCGCCAATATTCCAGATGGCGACCGCGGATTTTAGATCTGGGCTGCGGGCCGTTTCCATTCCCCGACCTTTTCCCGGAGGTCGATCCGGACTTTTACCTGGGGATTGATTCATACGCCCCAATAATTCGAGGCCGGCAGGAAACGGAGTCGATCAGATATGTCGTCGGGGACATCCGATCCCTGGACGGCGCCGCCCTGGCTGGCGAGCATGGGCTTTTTGATTTGATTTTATGGGCCGGGGTGGCATGTCAATGGAAGGAATGGCAGCGGATTATCCCAAGAATACTCCCGGCCATCGGAGAGGGGGGCGCCCTGATTATGGAATATTGGGACCAACCCCCGGATCTGGAAACCAGAATGGCGGGGATCTGTGGGATCACCCACGTCAACGGCTGCGGGCTGCAGGCCGATTACGCCCCAGAACAGCACGCCCCCACGATGCCGACCGTTTACCGCCGGCGCCTGGAGATTTTCATCCGGACGCCGTCCGATCGGCCGGTTTTTATTCGCAGGAGGCGGAAATGATGGCCGGGGGAAGCTGGTTTCTACCATCGGG